GGTGGAGATTGTACTGCGTATATCATTCTCAGCGGCAGTAGCCCGGCTAACTTCCGCAGTTATATTTCCCTGTAGCTCCGCTTCCTTCGCTTTCGCCCGGGTAACCTCTGCTGATACAGAATCACTATTGGTTTTCTCAGCGGCCTTTGCTCTCGTAACCTCAGCAGCAAGGTTATCAGCCAGAGTCTTTTCTGCCCCTTTTGATCGGGTTACTTCTGCTGTTAGGTTATCGGCATTCGCCTTTTCAGCGGCCTTTGCTCTCGTCACTTCCGCATTAAGATTACTCGTAAGCGTTTTTTCGGCTCCGGTTGCACGAGTAGTTTCGGCAGCAAGGTTATCCGTCAGAACCTCCTCTGCTCCAGTCGCCCGCAATATCTCTGCTGATAAATTATCAGTCAATGTTTTTTCTGATGTTTTTGCTCTGGTAACTTCCGCAGATAGATTATCGGTCAACGTCTTCTCAGCCGCCTTTGATCTTGTCACTTCGGCCGATAAATCAGTGGTGAGTTTCTGCTCTGCTTCAGTGGCCCTTGCAGCTTCGGCAGAAAGGTTTTCGGTCAACGTCGCCTCTGCTCCGGTTGCGCGTGTTATCTCAGCAAAAAGATCATCTGTCAACTTCTTTTCTGCCTCTTCAGCTCTGGAGGTCTCCGCTGCTAAATTATCTGATAATACTCTCTCTGCACTTTCCGCCCTTACAGTTTCATTCAAGATATCATTGGCAAGGGACGCTTCTACAGTTTCAGCACGTATCACCTCATCATTAAGTGCTTTTTGAGTTAATATTGTACTTTCCTGTAATCGGTTTACATCTTCTGCCTCCACAGTATCCCCATCTGTCTCATAGCTGATATAGACTCTCGGTACATCGGCATATAGCCGGATAATACGCTTCCAGGGTGTCGTACTGGGCGTCAGTAAGGCATAGTTCTGTATTCTATCCCCGGTAAGCTTAGGCCCCGTATATACAGATAAGGTAGATGCATTCACGTTATCATGGAGCAGTTCACCCTCATAAACTCCATTTGTAACCTGGACTACCTCCTCTATCACATAGACATTTCCATCAATCTTGTTGAGTTTTTCCTTGAATTGGCCTACTTCCACTACATCACCTCCAAAACCACTGAGCCAGCCACCGCTATTTCTTCATCCGTCAGCTCTATATTCTTCGATTGCCCATTCAGGGTGAGATCCGAAAAATCCTCCACCCCTGTTGTGTTCAATAAAAGATTCCCAGTCCTTGCCAGACTGACATAGGTGAGATCAAATGCCCCTCCACGAAGGAAATTTGTAAATTCACTTAAGAAAAGTTCTTGTGCGGTTCCCAAATTCACCCCATTTTTAAGCTTAACTTTTGCTGTTATACTTATTTCTTTTTCAACCGCTGATATAACTGACACAGCAGCTCCGACAGGACGCCTTTCTTCGATATAGTTCCTTACCAATTCCACCAGGGAATCCCCTGCAGCGGCCTGCTCTGAACTGGTTATCACAACTTTTACGGTTCCCGGCCCATTTGCCAGTGGGAAAATTTTAGCAGCCCCCACCCCTTCACACTCCATTGCCCAATTATAATAATCATATTTATTTCCACTGGTCGAAGGAAGTTTCGTCTTTGTCAGGATCCGCGCACGTAACGCCTCATCCGTTTCTTCCTCACTCCCCTCACGTATAATATCAGTCAGATTTGCCTGCGTCAGCCCCGCTATATAATCAATCGCAATTAATTTCCCGGAATAATCATTCCCAATGCTACCGGGTTCTTCGCATCTCATCCGATATGCATATCCTGTCCCAGTCTGCGCCAGAAACTCTTCAGCAACATATGTAACATACATATCCGCGTTGACTGTTGAAAACCTCGATCCGGTCGGTATTTTAATATCAAAAATACCCTTTCTTTCTGCATAAGCAGCCGGCTTTCTTTCAATATTATTCTGGCTGGCAATACGGTCAAGGTATTTCCCACAGGCTGTATCCGCATATATGCTGTTTAAAATAAAAGCCATATCGAGATATACACCTTCCAGGTACCAGCTTGCCGGCCCCAGCGCCGTTTGAATGATGGATCCTTCTCGTTTATCCAGTGAATCAGGTATACGGTCCATCTGACTTTTTAATATATTTGAATATGTCTTGCTTTCAAAGTCAATCATATCCCCACCTCCGCCTGAAAGGATCCATATACCGTATTCACGTCAAACACACAATACAGACTTCCTTTTCCATCTGTATAAAAAGTATAGTTCTTTACACTCCTGATACGCTTATCCACCTTTAATGCCTCTGCAACTCTGCGCTTTATCATGCTTGTTACATACTCCTCCGGTTTACCAATCAAGCCTCTCAGCTCAATACCAAAATCTGAGGAATAAATTTGATATCCGAACCGTTCTGTCTGCAATATGATTGATACAGCCTGTTTCATTGCTTCCAGGCCGCCTTCCACTCTAACAATACGCCCGTCTTTTATAAGATAGGTTTCTGTTACGTAAGTAAGAGGACTACCCTGATATAAACTATATTCTGCTGATTCCGGTAATGTAGCCACAGTATCACCTACACTTTCGCTATTACTAAATACTTCTGCCCTGCATCAACTTTTAAAACGATCACTTTATCTCCAATAACAAGACCAGGATTCAGTATTACCTTTTCCCCCTGTATTGTTACAGACTTATATCTGACATTGCTGCTCATCTCCGCTACCGGCTCCATAACTTCAAACCCCGTGTTCTGGATCCGAAGCTTCAACGGAGAGGCTGACAGGACTGTCGCATACCCTGCATCCAGCAGATCCATAGCATTTATACAATTCTGTATCGTGATCTGTAATTCTTCAATGAATTCCATCATGCCACCTGCCTTTCTATATGGTCAATACTTTCGCCTCCACATTCATTGTGTGGTCATCACTGGAAAATTTATGCTTTACCTTTTCCAACAATAAGAAGTATCCCCTTTGCAGCTCCGGTATCTCCGCAATCCTAAACATAGACATCATACCGGCCCGCAGTCCAACAACACCGGCCACCCCCGATGCTGAGATGGTTTTTAAAACTCTGTCATAGTAAGCCATCATAATTTTCCCCTGTTCACTGATTTGTGCTTCATTCAGATTCTCATCGACTTTTTCGTATTTTTGAAGCAGCCCCCATTTTGCTATGGTAACACTGTCATTAAATACGTAAGTATCTCCCTGGCCGGTTTCTTTGTTTGGCCTTACGAGTTTAATCTGGTTATAAGTATCCGAGTCAATATCCGATGTAAACGTATAATCAGTCAGTATGCTTCCATTCCCCAGCAACACATCTGACATCAGATTCTTTGCTTCCCGCAAACTCAGTTTTCCGAAGTCATCAAAAAACACAAAGGTTTTTCCAGTATTGTACTGGGTCAGCTGTAAACCGTATTCAATGATGTCAAGGCACTCGGTGTTTTCTTTGGTCAGCGTCGGAATTATATATCCTGTATCTTCCAGAGTTCCTGTCTGCAATTGCATATCTGTAGCAATCTGCTGGATTATCCCAGCCAGATTCTTTCCAATAAAACTATAGCTTGCCTTTGCTTTTAAATACCGGATCTGATCATAAGCCGTTATCGAAACCACTCCCCAGCGGTCTATTTTTATTTTGAAAACATATCCAAGGAAGATAGGCATTCCATCAACATAAAATTCAATTTTTGCCCCTTCCTCCATGTTAATGGGATGTTCCTGTATATAAGAAAAAGACAGTTCCCCAGCACTTCCTGACTGGTTCGTCGTATACGTTACCTCCCTGACAATGGGAGCATAGTCATACAAGGTGCTGTCCGTTGGATTATATACCAATAACTTATTTGTCATCCCGTCACCTGCAGCTGGTCTGCCTTAATCCAGCCCCTATTCCCACCGATCAATACCGGATATGGCCGGGAAGCATCTGGAATAATCCTGGAAACAGTTGTGGTTAAGTTGTTTGCTGTACCTGTAGGCTTATCTCCGTAACTACTGCTGAAATATATTCCATTCGCAATTACAGAAGCTCCTACCCTCAATACAGGGGTTGTTACCGGCCGTTCCGACTCCTCTGGAGCCGCAGCCATCGGCACCTGAGTTTCCGGCACTGGTAATGTTACCTTTACAGGGCCATAATCACGGTACTCCTTAAACGAGATTTTATAATAAACATCGCCCGCTTCCCCGCCGTTATCTGTAGTTTCAAATTTAGTTATGAGTGCGCTGATATTGGTATCATACATTTCACTTCCAGAAGCATCTCCACGGGAGATTACCAGATCACAGATCTCTTTATTTTCCATTGCTTCTTCAATCAGTTCCACGTAAGTTCCGGGTTCTTCCCAGTCATGTCCATTAATAAGAGGATCTGAGGAGCTTCCCGGAAAATAACATTCCCAGTATACCTCCATAAGAGAAGGCAGCCTGGGAACAATGATTTCTCCAGTATTCAATACATCATATGTCTTATGATCCGTAGGATAGGACACGGTAAGTTCTTTCGGATTCACTGGTAATTCTACAGTATCTCCTCCCAGATCCACATAAATTCTATATCCGTTTTTCATAAGCCCTCCTATGCCAGTACCACGTTACTATGGGAAGCATTCTGCTTTTCAAGTTCTGTTTTCAATATGTCCAGAAGGCCTTCTGCATCGGATCCCGGCCCACCGTTTACATTCTGTTCAACACTTAGATTTGTCTGCGGTATTGTGAGATTGACCATGGCAACATATTGGCGCTGGGAAAGATCATTGAGCAGTTTAATATTTTCATCAGCTATATTTACATCCTGTTCAATTTTTCCTACACTTCCAACTTTACCTACTTTGTCTATGTTACCACTTCCCAAACTGGACCCAAGACTTCCCATGGAACTGTTCAGCGAATCCATACTGAAACTCATGTTATCCATCTTCTTACCGAGACCAGCACCGATTTCTCCACCCTGAGCCGCTGTTGTTCCAGTATCCAGTTTCGCCATACGTTCAATTTTTACAGCATTCTCTCCAAATGTATCGTCAACCCAATCATTCATCTGTCCACGGAACCCGGCTATTGCCCCAGACATATCCGTGTCTAAAAGTGCATCAATCGCATTGGCTACAGTCTCCACAATACCAAGGATTGTATCAAGCAATCCGAAAAACAAATGTGCAATATTAGCCACTGGATCATTAAAAATATTAGCGAAGAACTCTGCGAAAACAGCAAAAAGATTCCATAAGTCTGCGACCAGGTTATATCCGATTGCGTAAATACCTCCAAATACTGTACCAATTACCTGCCCTATCTGCTCGAATGTTGCTCCTGCCTGCAAGGCTCCGTATACCGCAGCAGCCAACAGTGTGGCGAGCAGTACAAGCGGCCATGCAGCCGCTATCCAAGCCATCATGGTGCTAATGCCTGCCGCCAGCATATAAGCGCCTATCGCTATCGCCGCACCAATCAGCACGCTTGATACCAAATCCCAATTTTCCACCACCCAATCAGCTCCGGCTGCCAACACATCCACCGCCATAGAAGCGACATCAGAAAGTACCTCAAATCCAGCTATCAAACCTTCCATAATGGCCTGCCCGCTGTCACTGTTCAGCACCTCATTTAATTCTTCCATCACATCACTCATAGAGTCCGTGGCTGCATTTTTCATAACCGTCCAGGCCTGTCCCCAAGTCATCGGCATTTTCTCAAACTGCTTTTCTATTTCTTCAGTGGCGCCCAGCATGGCATTTTTCACAATTCCCGCTGTAATCTGTCCGTCTGCTGCTAATTCTCGAATTTCACCAATCGGTACCCCAAGATGATCGGCAATCGTCTGAATAATATTCGGCGCTGCTTCAAATACCGCGTTTAATTCCTCGCCACGGAGCACTCCTGAACCTAGAGCTTGTGTCAACTGTAAGGACGCTGAAGCAATCTCCTGCTGACTGGCGCCTGCAATGACAAACTGCTTATTCAAATTCTCCGCAAACTGAACAACTTCGGCGCTGCTGTCAAAAGCAGATCCCGCTCTCTGTCCCAGTTTAGCTACTACATCAGCCGTATCCAAATAGGATGTTCTGGTCCTCTGGGCTGATTCATAGATCATTTGGTTTAGCTGATCCGTCGTCTGCAATCCATCATTCATCAGGTTTAATCTTGCAGTCGTCTGCGTCATTTCATCAGACAGGCTAAGGATTTCCTTCCCTATTGTAAAACCCGCGGCTGCAGCCACAATCTTTTTTACAGTAGACAATAGCTTATTCGCCGAATTATCTGTCTGACGGACTTTCTTGTCATGTTCCTCCTGTTTATCACCTGCTTTACTGGTATTAGCAGCAATCTGTTTCAGTGTCTCATTGATCTCATTCATTCCCTGAGTCGCCACATAGCGGGAATTATCTCCCATCTCCCGAATAGAAGCATTGATGCGTTCCATTTCAGCCACAGAAGAGCTTCCCGCCTGCTTCATACCGGAGACAATCGCCGCCGCTCCTCCCACAGCAGCCTTTTTCATGGTCTGGTCCATATTACCGGAGGCCTGGCTGATTCTCTCTAATTGGGAAATAATCGCGGCCCCCATCTGTTCCATACTCGCCTGAGCTGTAGAAGCTGCACCTTGTGCTCCGCCGCTCACACTGTCTTCCATGTGATCAGCCTGTTGACTAATATCCACAAGCTGGGCGGCGGCGGCATCTCCCATGTCAAGGAACCTGGAAAAAGATGCGCTGAACTGATCAACCAGTATAAAATCTTCTCTTATCTCTCCCATAGTTCCTCCTTACTTTGGCCTGCTGTTAATCTCTTTTACAGCCATTTCATATATGAGAATCCTCTCGTCTTCTGACAATGCTGCTATTTCACTGGGGAGGCGGCCATGGTTGACAAACATATAGTATGCCAGTACCATGTCCCCATCCTCCCCCTTTAAGAGTTTTTTGCTTCTTTATGCTTCTCCGCAGATGTTTTTAAATCATTAAGCTTCATGATTTCTTCTGACAACAGTTTGTATTCCCCAATACTCAGCATTTTTCCAAGAACATCTTCCGGATCCATGGTACCGTAATACTTGCACAGCTCACTGTCTGCCAGATCAGGTTCTTGCACGCATGCTTTCATGAGACGTTTTGTATAAGCGATGTTGTCAAGAGTACTTACTACTGTGCCATTGACTTCTTTTTCTTCTCTTGAGAGTCTGGACAGTTCTTCGTTCTTCTCCTGGCTGATAGCCCGGATAACGAACGGAACCGGCTGACCGTCTTCTCCTTTAAACCGTTCGGAAACAATAACTTTATTTGTCTTACCAGCCACGGGCGGCTGCAGGAATGCTTTTAATGCGCTCATATAATTTCTCCTATTCTCCCAGCTGTGCCGGGGCATTGAATGCGTTTAAGACTTCTACATTTGTGTAACTGAACGAAACATCCATCGTAAGGTGTTCCGCATCAGCGTCAAGAATTGCAACAGGAAGCTTCTGAAGCTTCACGTTGTATAAAACAACCGTCTGTTTACCTACTGTGCCACCCTCATTCTCGTTTGTAATCTGAACCGTAAAATAAGGAAGCACTCCGGTCTTTAAATATGTTTTTAACATGTCGAGAAACTCCGGTGTTCCATAATAAACAGTAGCGCTTCCTGTCAGTGATACCCCTGTTGTCTTCTTCTGTATTAAATTTGTGCCAACAACTTTAAAATCTGCCTCCTGAAACTCAGCATCGCACTGTATTTTCTTCAGGCCGAACATTTCTACATTTCTGCCACTGATGGTCAAAAAAGCCCGTCCGGATTTACCATTTAAAGCGTCGCGTTCGAGTAAAAACATACCTTACCTCCTATTCATCTGTCAGGTTAATGGTGATATAGATCTTTTCAATGGCAGCCACGGGCTGGATTGCTACGTTGATCACGACCGAGTTCAGCGCGTTTCCGGATAAAGTTTCCACATCATCGGCTTCAAAATTCTGAATGCCTCCGTTGGCCTGCATTTCATTCAGATACCCAACAATCCACGCCTTTAAAAGAAGTCTCCCATCTTCGTTGTTCTGTACCCTGCCTATATAGTTCATGGAAAAATTCTTATAGATGTCATTTGCTGCGGTATCCAGAATGCGGATAACCTGGTTCAGTGAAAAAGCCTCCCCATGCTCAGATGTATATGTGACTAACGTATTAATATCTGACATGACTTTTACGCTGCCAAATTCTTCAAAAAATACAATCTGGCCGGATCCAAGAGCTGTATCAGTATCAGCACTGGAAAGGCGCGGTAACGCATCGACAGCGTCCGGATATTGTGCATATACCAGGGACTCATTGTAATTAGCCCCCGCCTCTGCTCCACCTACCCACCACACGGCATTTTTTGCAGGAACCTCTGTTCCATCTGACAGAATCACCCCATTTTTTACGGAAATTACAGCTTCAGAATTGCTCTGGACTCCAGACATAACAGCCTGGCACTTTTTTCCCAGATCATTCCGCATACGCTTGACAAATGCAGTGTATGCTGCCTGTACAGTACTGTCCTCACCATCATAGATCAGTATATTAAATGCATAGGATTCCAGCAGATTCAGGAAATCAGCATAAGCAGAACTGCTGACGGTACCATCTGAGCCTCCTGTCAGTGCAGTGCCCGCCCCCGCCGCCAGCTTTCCGGTTCCGGAGAACCTCACCCAGTCATTATCATGCAGCTCTGATACATTCACTGCTGCCTGGCTGTCCTGAATCATGCCTTTAACATACGTCTGTACGAGAAAACCACTTTCATTATCCGGATCCGCAGTCACAGATACAGAGATATCATTTCCCCTTACGCCAGAGTATATGGCGGTTGCCATCAACGGCGCAATTGTAGCGGTTGCTTTTTTTGCTCCATCTGCCTGCGGACGGTACAAAAGTACCTTTGCGGCTCCTGCCGTGTGGTCACTTCCTTTAAATATCTCTCGCAGAAACATATTCTTACTGTCAGTTTCGTCGTATCCTGTAATCTCTGTGTAACTGTCTCCCGAATTTATAGTTAACATAGTCCCTTCCGGGCCCCATGAAAGAGGCTCGCAGATTGCTACAACGCCCCGGTCTCCTGTTTTGACAGCCTGTTTCATCTTAGATTTAACGTTAATATATATTCCGGGCTGTTTCTTATTCTGACTTGTCCAGGTTCCTCCTGCCATCGTTTATTCCTTCCTTTCCGAAAAAGTTATCCAATACTTTCTTTGCTTCTTCCATTGTATACTCCGGCTTAACCAGAAGGGCCTTTGCAAAATCCTTCTGATATCCGGAGAACGTTTTACTCTTCAACAGTTCATCCGTCTTGTACTGTGTTTTCGGCATCCTTAACACCTCCCTTGTACTGTTCCATCGAATTAATAATTGGTGAGTTATCCGGGTTCGATACAATTACTTTAAGAGTAAACTGGTAATGCAGTTCCCCATCGTCAATCTTCCATTCCCGTTCAGAGGTCCAGAGCTCTGCTGAGTCTTCTCCGTTCACGTATGTAATACGTTCCATTACCTCATCCAATTTGTCAGCCACCGCATTCAGCTGGTCATATGCATCCGGGATATTACGCTTTGTCAGATATACGATGTCTATTCCGATTACTCTCCGGGTACGTCGGTCCATCTCGCTTTCCATACTGGAGGGCATGAAGAACACAAAAAAGCAGGGCGGCATTGTCCCCTGCTGGTTTGGATTGCTATAGGCCTTTATACCCGGAAAGTTCTGTTTCAGCATACCAATAATGGAATCTATTAGTTTTTCAAGAGTAAATATCATTTGAAATTCTCCTTTATCCGCTTATCCAATTCCATACAGACTACTTTGCGGTAGCGTCCGATCGCCGCCTGCTTCATGTATTTTCCTTCGACATACTTTGTTTTTGTTCCTACAACAAGTCCTTTATGCTTTTGGGGATCCATTTCCAACAATGATCCATTTTTTCCTAAACCGGGAACAAAATGTTCATCCACGTTATGTCCATCATTGACGTACGAGGCATACTGCATATTATTGGCAAGCACCGTTCTGGCACTTGCGGCAGTCATGATTGGCTTTGTGATACTGTCAACAGTCCATGCTTCCGATAATTCTCCCATTCTGGTCCCTGTACCTGAGATCGCCACACCATTTGGCGGAGTCAATTCCGTTGCCCGTTCCACTGCCGCAATCGTTGCTCCTTCCGCTACCTCTTCCATGATCTTTGGAACATTCTGTCCCATTTTCCGCAGCTGCTCAAAACGGTTTCTTGTCGCCTGCCCAAATGACATGAAATTCCTCCTTACTCAATGATCTCATCTGCCACCAGTACCACTTCCTGGTGCTCCAATCCGGAAAGCACACCGCCAACTGGATCATAATAGGGATGGGGCCGGTCGGCAAAATAGCGTTCCGGCTCCCCATGCATTCCCAACATACCACCACGGATCACATGCAGCTCATCTCCTACCCGGATGTCTACAGCCAGGTCACAGGCAAGCTTATCTACGGATTCGGATGCGGCGGCCGTCCGGCGCATCTTCGGTCCACCTTTCTGCTTATTGTAGATCCGGCAGGGAATCCGTTCTGCTATCGGCTTCCTCTCCTTTTTATCCACATTTCCATGAACCACATCAACATTTCTGTAAATGGTCATGGAATCCGTGTACCAGTTCTCAAACAGTGGATTATCAAATAACATAGCTTCCTCCCATCCCAATCATTCGAGCCATAGTCACCAGCTGCTGACCGTACTGGGTTGCGTTCCAGCTCCCCCATTTTGCCATTGCCTCCGTAACTGCTGTATTATCATAACTAATCGTGGTATCTCCCATTGCGGCCTCTCTCACAAGCCCCGTCTGCTGTCCCTTTGCTGCCGCCTGCGCCGCCGATAGTGACCCGTCAGAATAGGTTTTTAAGTACAAGGTACAAAAGTGGGCCACATAAAGCCCGGCCGCATACCTCCACATATCGCAGTAACGGCTGGGAAGTATGCTGCTGTTTGCGTTGCTGATAAACAATTCCAGCATGGATGAAGGCACGAGGCTTTCTTTGGGCGGCAGGTCTCCTGATTCATCTGGGGTCACTCTCTTTGTAAACTGAGGGAAATCTGAAAGAAACAGCTCTGTTGTATATGTTCCTCTTTCTCCTGACGCCGGCATGTTGGCCGCCGCCGCAATTACTCCGTCAAACTGTTGTCCATACATGCCGGTACCTCCTATTTCTTCGGCTGTTTCCCCTTCTCGGTTCCATCAGGTTCTTTTGCAGTTTTTGCAGCTTCCTGATCCTCCGCCGGTCCCTGATTTCCAGTTTCATCAGGACGCTGGTCATGCCCTTCTGCTTTTGCCGATGCGTTTTTATCAGCTTCCTCCATTGCCCTGTCTGACTGGCCCTCTGGTGTTGCAATAGATCCGTCGCTGATAGCCGCCTGAACCAGCCAGTGTGCAGCCGCCCAATCCGGAATGCTTCCGATAAAGCCGCGGGGAATAATAAGCTTTCCACCTTCCCCGATGATTTCAAAGTTCTTCTTGCTGTTAATAAACATATACCGACCCTCCTCTAAATCCCATCAACATAACGCATGATATTCTCGTAATACAGTTCTACCTCGGAGAGGTTTGCCATGTATGCGGTGTCGTAACACACATTCTCGGCATTCGGCTGGGTCATGGCCCTGCTGAGCGGCGCCAGTTCGTCCATTGCAACATAACGATCCTTGTTAATGTAAACGAGCATACGGTCTGTATCACCGGTTCCGGCTCCCTTACACCAGGAACAGCCGCCGATATATAAATCACTGCCGTTCGTCTTTGCCACGTTATTGTCTAACAGGAACTGAAGGATTGTCTTCTCTGCCAGCTCCGTAACTTTCGTGGTTGCCAGGTAATTAATCTGCTCATACGGCATAATGATGTGGTTCGGCACCGCATCACGATCGTACTCAGCCGCCGCCCATACAGCCAGAATAGCGTCATTGATGTCCTGCAGGATCTGATCCGGAGTCTTGTCCTTGAATTTTGTGGAACCAGAAGCTCCTGTGGCGGCCGCACTGGCAGTTGTCACATTCGGGTTATTTAAAAGCCCGGTAGAACCATACCGTTTAATTCCCACATAGGTGTTAGCATCCATATGCTTATCATAAGTCATGCGGATACCGTCACGCAGAATACTCTCCAGGCTGCGTCCTGTCAGTTTCTCACGCTGCATATCCACCCACATGATCCGCATGCCAACTGAAAAGATATGAGTCTTAAACAGCCCTTTGTCGAAATTCGCCTGTACCATGGGGATCCCATTCGCACCCCCCGCGTGCACCGGGCCGTCTTCGCTGCCTCCGGTTACACCATACTCAACATTCATAGCAGATATAAACTCTGCCCAGCCTCCGCCGACGCGGATGGGCAGGTCACGGCTGTAGGTAAAACTGGTAAGCGGCTGCCTGATCACGTTGTCTTTCTTCTCCAGTTCAGACTGTAAAAACGCACCGTTATTCGCTATTGCTGCCGCATCCATCGTTTTAAACCGTTGGGATGCCATGGCGGTAGCCGGAGAAGAAGATATAACTCCCCCATCATAAGTTCCCATATTTTTAAATTCCATATCTGCTTCCTCCTATGCTCTGTTACATGTTAAAATTCTGAGTTCCGCTACACCATTGGCATCTTTTTCACCGCGCCACTGACAGTTTGTAAGTTCCATGGTTTTTCCTGTATCCTCTGTCGCCTCAAATCCTCCCACAATACCTGTTGGAATTGTCTCATTCTTGACAGTACGAATATATACCTTTCCGCCCAATTTCGGTGATCCTACATTGCACAGCACATTAATGCAACCGCGTTTAAATACACTGACAGCCTCGTCCGGCTGGTATTCCCCGGCAGACTGTGATAGATAGGCTGTGGCGCTCTTAAACTCCCTGGACGCGATTCCTACAAAATCAACGGCAGTGCTGGAAGCACCGAAGGAAACCACGTTATTGCTATCGTCATATACTAACGGTGTTCCAAATTTAACCGCCGTACTACCTCCAAGCGGGTGCGTATCTACAATCATATCTGGCTGCCTTGCATAATCGCCAGCATAGCCGTGTGTCATGTTCTTACCTATAACCTGTCCTTTCATTCCTTCGTACCTCCATTCAGTTTGTGTGGGTTCATCGCGTCATAGGCTGACTGATACGCTTCCAGATCCATCTCCGGTTTCTGGTCTGCCATCTGTGCAGCATTTTTCTGGGCTGCCTGCGCGATCTTTGCGATATCGCTGACCGCGTTTTGATCCGTCATACAGGCTACCAGAGAATCCGTAACGTTTTTCCTCGTAGCTTCATCCTTAATTCCTGCAATCGCCGGTCTCAGCTGTTTCACTACCGCTGCCATTACTGCACGGTCTGCCGCACAGGAAGCCTGGTCGAACTCGCCAGCCGGTACCACTTTGGATTCTCCCTCGGATCCTGCTGGCGCTCCGCTTCCCCCTGTTAATTCTTTAATCAGTCCATCGAGAGGGTCTGCATCATGCTCTGGAGCTTCAGGTGCATTCTGCTTCCCTAAAAGCTGCAGGATCATATCCAGCTTACTATCCAGACTGGCGGAATCCTGTATCTCTTCTTTTGGTGTCTCTTCTTTCGCGGGAACAGCTGGCGGTTCTTTCCCTGCCGGATCCTCATCTAAAGCCGCGGCTGCATCTGCCGCCAGCGTTTCCAGTTCTTCCGGTGATGCATCTTTTGCCGCCTTTGCAAATAATTTAAAAAACAGGCTGTTCTTTTTCATTTCTTTCCTTTCCGGCCTTGTGGCCTCTGTTTCTTTTTTTGAATCTAAAATTGCAACATTCTTTCCGGCTCTTCCCTGTGTTACCACGGCTATATGGTTTCCCCGGATATCATGCTGTGAATAGGTTCCATCTCCATTGTCTGTATAGCTGCACTCATAGCCGCAGCTGATCTCCCGCTTGCCCCCTTGTATCGCCCGGATCAGTTCCTCGTCCTGGATATGAAGATCGGCAACCACGCATCCTTCCCACTTCCCGTCTCCCTTCCTGATGTTCTGGGCGTGTCCTCTGGAATACCGGCTGCATGTGTCCGGTGTGAGAAGTTCGGGTGGGTGTTCATCGGTAACCGGTTTGCCTTCAAAACTAGACAACGCTGCCTCTGAAAAAACTTCATCAGGAGTGCGGCTGACCTTTACCATTTTAGAACTGCTTCCATCCGGCATCAGTTCACTTTCCAGATAATCCATTTCCCCGGTCCGGGCTATGGGCACATTGCGGCAAATTAAAAAGCCCTCAACCGTTTCCATCTGGTTGGGGCTTATGGTATAGCCATAATATGCTAACATCTTTATTTCCTTTCCGTTGCGATATCGCAATAAAAAACCACCTGCCATCAGTGACAAGTGGTATCTACATTCCCGATATGATTTTTTCTGCTTCCTTTTCGCTGATCTGCTCCACGAGATCCATCATACTGTCGTTTCCAATCTTATAAGGTGATCCTGACGCTTCTGATTCGTCATACCCCATAATCCTGTCCATCAGGATATTATCATGATCCACGATCCAGCCCTTCCCAGACTTATATAGATATGGAACATAGTCTTCCTCTTTTCCAACCATGTTTAAATCCTTAATCCGATAATATACCGTATTCATTGATTTTTCACCTCTTCAATATATGCTGGGATCTCCATTCCCTGGGACTGCTCCATCATCTTTTTTCTAAGGGCCCTTGCTTTGTTAGATGCCGGATCCAGTACACGCCATGCCTCATAATCCTTATGCATCCCATCTTTGATACTGTAACTTTCTGGAGTGTGGAACTGAACTTCAAACCTCTGTCCATCTGGTGTCTTAAATGTACAGTTGATCCCATTGTAAGGATTTCCCTTATTAGTCCAGAAATTTTTCACCTTTACCGGTTCATATCCCTTCTCCAGCATTGCCCTTGTAATCTCTTTGTAAGATCCTACCAAGGATACCGGATTGTCCGTATAGGTATAACGAATGACATCTCCAGTTGCACTGATCGTATCCCGAATCTTTTCTGCCTCCAGACTATTCCCGCTGTCTGCATTAACTTTACGAAGAAATGATTCTTTTGTTTTCAATCGGTGTTCCAGTCCGGCCATTTTTACGCCGGTTTTCTCTGATATCGCCTTTAAATCCCCGGTTATTGCCGGCTCTTTTGCAATAATCCGGTTGTATGCATTTGTTTTTCGATATACCGCCTGTGTCTGTTTCCACTTCTCAGTATCATTATACTTCATATCCCGGAAACTTTCAAAGGTTTTAGGCACGTCTTCACCGCACACCTCCCGATAGCGTTCATACTGTTTGTAGTCGCTGAGCAATTGTTGCCTATTCTTTACCTTTTCTTTGTATGCAGCAATCTGCTTTTTGGTTCGCGGATCTACCGTAATCGGGTTCTTCTCAAAGCTTGAGAAATCCTTGTCCTTCTGAATCTGTTTCTCTGTCTTCCCTATGGTCGTGTATTTGACTAAGGCATGAAGACAGTTCGGATGGATATTCAGGTAGGTGTTCGCCAGATCGTCACTACCGGACGGATCTATCTTCCCGAATGCCTTTGTAAGGGCCGGGTAATCCGGATCCGCTCCTGATCGGCTGTACACCCGGCCTTCTAATGGAGCACAGATCGGACAGGTAGTTCCAATCTTTACTATCTTGTACAGGTCATGATCCGGATCCGCTGTCAGAATTGCCGCCACCTCTGCCTGCCTGACTGTTGTCCTGGTCGCCATGTTACAGTAATCCTGCAGGGACCACTTGCGCCCGGCCTTATCTACGAAAGCCGTAACTCCCTCCTGTTGTAGCTGACTCGCCATGTTCTTCGCGGCCCTTCCAGGGCCATAACCGGCAGCCTTTTCCTCGGTCACACTTTTTAAAGCCGCCTTTCTTAAGCTTCCTGCTTCTCTCCGGCCAACCTGAAAACCTTCTTCAATGCTCTTTTGTGCAGTTTCGGCAGCCTCTATAATATCACCTAACAGATTGTTAGCAAGCTGTTCCACTACACTGGTCTGTGTGATCGTCAGTCCTGCAGCATTGGCGTATCCTCTGGCAGCCGCATCGGAATGATAGAAAACTTTCTCAATCATAGCCGGTACATAGTTCCAGCTTTCGTCCACCATCTCCTGCAGGATCTTCTGGGTACGCTTGAGCGCTGCCACCTCAGCATAGTCAACGTATCCCTGGGCGCGTTTCCGCCTTATTTCCGCAAGCAATCTCTGCTCTGTCCGCAGAAACAGCATGCGGAGGAAGGCTGTTCTGTCCTTATCGTCCGGTGGCCTTATAAGATTCGGCATCACTCATCCTCCTCTGTGAATCCGGATCCCGGCAGACTTAACAGCCCTGCCATCGGATCCCGCATTGCCTTGTAGTCGGAATATGTTTTTCCCTTGCCTGCTTCGATATTCTCATCGGTGATGGAATTAAACATACCAGTTTCATCTGATAGTACCTTGAGCTCCTTCTGGGCCACGGAGGCATCAACCAGGTCGCTCTGATATACTGCGAGTATCGACTGGGTTTTCTTATCTACGATATCTGCCATCTCGCTGGAGTCCGGTGTCTGTAACGGAGGAAAGTCTATATCCAGATCATCAGGAACCACGCCCCAGGCCGACAGCACCATAATGGGTAGAAGCCGTTCCATAATCGGCCGCAGCTGGTTCTCCCGCAGTCCGTCTATGTAATCGTAGTAGTTGTTCATATCGCTTTCCCCTGTCGCATTCATTCCAGCAGGAGACCTCCCGAACAACTTTGTGACCGGAGTCTTTGCAGCTCCTGCCACGTCCATCATTACCCGGTCGTATACATCCGGAAGGCCGGTAAATGTGTATTGGGTGTTATGCATCACATCGCCCTTATTAACAAGCCGTGTGCCGAAGTTACTCTCGATCACGCTCTGCGCTTGAAGTGTCTGCCAGAACCGGCGCTGAGCTTCTGCATTGCTGGTAGCAAGCATCTGATCTAAACTGTCTGTTTCCATGTAATTGACATTTGCCCTGAAGGTGAGTGCTGCAATATTGGCTGATACGTTGTCACGCTTGACCAATTCGCTGTATATGGCTTCCAGTTCCGATTCTCCCCAATAATTCTCAGCAACTTTCTCGTTGTACGGCAGCTCTCTTCCTGGAAACCGAAGGACCCGACTATGATGTACTCTTGAGATCAACGTGCCGCTCTCTTCGTCCCTGACGGTATAGTACTCTGGTAATCCAAAATCCGGATCCGCCGGGTCCGTGATCTGGCCCAGTTCCGGATAGATACCGCTCCACCGGTCTAAGATCATAAGCCCCAGAAAACAGCCGGGGAGTATCAGGCCATGATCAAGCGGCTGAGATAAGTCTTCCTGCCCACGTATCATAATGATACCAGCAGCTCCGCCATATAATCGCCCCCAGTACATGCCCTCTAACAGAGACTTACGCAGATGTACCTTGCGTTCCAGACGTTGAAGAGAATCCACATATTCAGGAGCCACGTTGCTTTTAAGAGTGTACCATTTCCGCACCATATCACCAGGTATTGTCTCGATGATATTCTGCACGATCCAATTTTCCCGATACAGACTTGTAAGCAGTTGGTAGTTCTGGGTCATGCGGGTAAGCGGATACTGCGTGGCCTGTAACAAATCCTGCGTCCCGAACCCCAGTCTTGCTACAGGGTTAGAAAAAGCGTCCATCGTAGTAACGGGCGCCTGCTTTGCATCTGCCCGCACTCGGCGGGTATTTTTTCGTTTTGACATACCATACTCCTAATTGAATAATATCAATACCCATATCAAATAATAAATTGCTTCCAGTTTCGCTCCCTTTTTTAAACATTTGTACGATTCGATTGCATTACAAGCACCAATACATATTCTAGCAATTTCTATAATCAACTGTAATATTTTAAATGCTAACATATCCCTCTCCTCCATTCCGGTAGTTTTGTCATACAGTAGTATCTGAGGGCGTCCGGCCCGTGATCCAGCTGCTTCACTGGCTTTTCTTCTCCGCGCTCTGCTGCCTTGTCGTCCCAGACATATGATCGTAGTTCCGTAATAAGTCCAGTACACTGCTCGTGGATCCGGATCTTTCCCGATTGGAACAGCGACGCTACCACACGGATCCCGTCCAGTACCTCGTTATCGGCCGGCTTAACAATGTATCCCCTGCCTCGCAACTCTGTAATAAAGCTGGCTGCCGAAGGATCCGCCACAATGTCGCATTGAAAGTCAGGGTTATCTCCCATAAATTCCGCCAGATCATCACCATACTGCTTATCTGTCTTCTGCGTCTTCTCTATCCGGCTATCCCATCGATATTCCCGATCAACCCATACAATATCTCCATCATCGTAAACATCAAGGTATACGCATGGATTCGTCGTTCCGTAATCCAGTGTAATGGTACGGACACTTAAATATTCCAGTCCTTTCGGTCTGGCCTCGTCGTTATAGATGTTAGCTTCTAAGAACATGGTATAGATCAGGCCTTCTGCCACAGCCCACAGGCCCTTAATATACCGCAAAAAAAAGACACCGGCATACATGCTCCGGTATCTTGCTTTAATCTCTTCATCAAGAGACAGATTATCGTCCATCTCAAAATGCAGGTACAGAAGGTTCTTGACCTCCTGATCCTTCTTTTGCAGTTCTCGCGCCTTCTGCTCCCCAATGTATCCAACTGCCCTGTCGATCCACCCAATCTTAAACCAGTGCATGGGCCCCGCCGGATTGCAGTTAAACCAGAACTTGCTCCCCGTTACAGAACAACGTCCCGTAGCTTGGTTCACGAAACTTTCCGGCATTAATGCAACTTCATCGAAAAAAGCACCAGCTGCAGTTATACCCTGCACCAGTTCCTGAGATCCTTCATCTTTTCCTCCAAAAATGTAGAAGTAATTTGTAATACCTTTCCGTGAAACTTCCAACATATTCGGCGTTTCTCCAGATATGTGATGAACACAATGGTATCCACGGCTTCGCAACATTGTTTTAAGATTAGTAAGTACATTACGCTGGAAGGAGCTGATTGTCTTTCCAGCCATGATAAAGTTCTGTCCATCAAACGTTGACATCGCCCAGAATACATAGGCCAGTGACATAGCGACCGTCTTACCCGACCGAATGGCTCCATCTGCAATGATGCCGTCCATCTGGCGAACCGGAGAGTTTTCTGTCCACCAGTTAAAAACCATACGCTGTTTCTTTGAAAACGGCTTAAACTTAAATATCGGTCTCTTCATCTTCCGGCTCATAGATGCCTCCATCTTTCCAGTCTTCTTCAGCTGATCCTTTCAGTGCTTCCATAAAACCATCATCTTCCTGATCGTCTTCATCGTCCACACCCATCTTAGCCTTTTGGGCCGCCATACGCAGATTCTGCTCTTCCAAATCAGTGGTTGACTTATCCGTCTGTCCGACTGTCGCTTTAATGGCATTAAATGCATTCACGTCACCGCGAAGGGCCTTTTCAATCATGGCCATGGTGATAAGTTCTTCATAAGTACTTTCTCCCCCATCAGCGCGCAATATATCAGACAAGCCTTCGACTTCTGCCTGCATAGTCAAAAGCCTGTTCATGGTATCTCTCATAGCGGCCTTTCGCCTCCTGGACTCTCCTGAAGCCTTACCGCCTTTTGATCCATATTCCCTTGCTTCTTCCTTGCTTCGTTTATTGAACGGTATTAAGTTTTCATGACCATGCGCCATCACCTCACCTTCCTATCTGGCTGGTATTATCCCCTTTCAGGAGGCCCCGGACGCCCTGGATTTCAGACACCGGGGATAATTATGAGAACGAAAAAGGCCCCCATTTCTGGAGGCCCCAATAAACTATACAATTTTACATATTACAATTATAAATCATTCAAACGGACAATGCAAGGACACGATTTTGACACGTTCATGTCAGTTCTATTCCAGCATAATAGCATCAGAACCAAATAAAAATATACTCAAGATATTGGTCAATTCAGTTATCCACCTTCTGGCTGTACGTTCTCCGTACCCATATCGTTCTGTAATCTGTTCATATGTCATGGAATCCAAATAGAAAGCCTTGAAGGCAATATATTTATCTCTGGTTCCCTTACGCTCCTCTTCCTCTTCCAGAAGACTCAAGCACTTGTCAACATGAGCAATCATCACAATACTGCGAAGCTTACTTTTGAGAATGCTATTAACGAAAATATCTTCCTCCGTAAACTCTTCCAGCTCATCAGAGTTATCCATATCTGAGATATTAGATATTCCCTCTTCTACGCTTTTACAGATCCGGTTATAATTCTCCATAAGCTTCTTAGTGTTTTGGAATATTCTTACTCGCTTATTTTTTTTAAGTGTTTTTTCATGCTCCTTCACTGCCTCATGAGCTGCCGCCTTCGCAATCTGTTCAATATTTTGTGGTTCCATTCTTATCCTCCTTATGCTGCATATAAACTATGCGCTGCCTGCGTCTCCTCGATGATCTCCACCAGATAACACTCCATGGTGGTGTTGGGGTTGCTGTGTCCCAGGATACGCTGAATATCCTTAAGTGATGCACCATGGCGCGCCATATAGGTCGCCAGGTATGTCCTGAACATATGCGGGTGAAGGTTAAGGCCGGTAAGCCGATCATCACTCTTAGCGAGCTCCTTAAGCATATGCCTGATGCTGTCGTCACTAAGACGTGTATAGACGCCTCCTGTCTTCCTGAAATTTACAAACAATGCCTCCCCACTGTCTGGTACCCGCAATCTTTCCTCCAGATACTCCTTGAGATGAACGATGGCCCTCGGTGTAAAGAATGCCGGCCGCTCCTTACGCCCCTTGCCGTAGATAATACACTTACCGGAATGTATATCCAGATCGTCCAGATCGAGTCCTACTAACTCGCTGATACGCATTCCAGTCGCGATCAACAGCTCCACTATAGCCCGGTCCCTGGTATTGGTACAGTCACAGCGGATAATCTCGACCTGCTCGTCACTAAGAACCGTCTTAACCTTCTTCTCCGCCTTGATCTTATGTACCTTTGCCATGGGATCCTTTTTGGGCTTGCGCTGGAGGAATCCCCCGTCTTCTGCCAGGTCCTCATTCATAATCCATTTATAAAATGACTGGAAGACATGGATCTTATTATTCAAAGTTACCTCGCTGTTACCGTCGTCATATTGCTTGTGGTACAGATAGCTCTTGATGTCATTCGTGGTTACGTCTGCATAGTTTTTTCGCAGAAACTGAAAAAGACATTTGAGTTCTCCCCGATAATTTGTGATAGTGGCCTCCGTTCTCTTTTCAAGCTGCATACATTTCAAGAACGTTTCTACAACCCGAGGTGTATCATCTACCCACTCAGCCGGCAGCTGCTCTTCCTGCTCGTTCATCAGGATTGTGGCATTCATTAAATTCATATACAGCGCGGCCTCAATCTGCTTAAGCCTTTCCTGCTCCGCCCACATCTCCATCTGACTGGTTAAAGTATCCATAACGTTCATCACAAACACATCTGTATTAATCGCTGACTGCATATTATAATCCTCCTTAGATTGGTATTATTTTCCATTGATTTACCGCTCCAGGAATTGTATAATATACCTAGAGCTTTATATTAGCGGTGGTAAGCATCTTGGCGGGTGTCCACCGCTTTTTACTTTATTTTCGCACATATGTTCGTCTCATTTGTTTTTTTATTCCGGGGATTTCTCCCCGGATTCTTTTTTCTGTTGCCTGACCGGTATTCGTAATTCTTTTACCGGGCAAGCTGCTGTGTAACAGTATGCCGGCATTGTTGCGCTCCAGTTTTTTACAGGAGGAGCTGTCGCAGCTGCGTCGGCTTCAGCTTGAGTTATGCTCTGGATCTGCAACTTAGTGGCGTGTACTTCTTTTGAGCTTTTTCGTTTTCTTCTCAATTTATCTCCTTCCCTTCGTTCAGAAAATATCAGTTTTGTGGATTAAAGATACGCTGCATCTGGAGCAATCACGCCATCTTTTCCAATCACAAACGACTGATGATATTCCAGCTCCCGGATAACCGCCGTGATAGTTTCAAAAGCCGCAACCAATTCCTGATAACGGAATATAAATCCGATTACCTCTGTGTATAAAAACATCTGCTGTTTTTTCGTCAGCCGCTCCAACGCCTTTATCCGCTTGTTCTTTTCTTCCCAGATGTCGCTTCCATAGATGTTTTCACCTTCCAGCAACTCTGTCATATCTGTATCCGACAACATGCAGGCCGCTGTATTCCACCAGGCAACCTCCGTATAAGTACATTCATCATCTTCACAAAATTGCTGCTGTTCTTTCCAGGGCATTTGATAGCTTACCTTCTGTCTGATGTCCCGCATTTCACACATCATATCGGCTGCAAGTTCACCCATTTCATTAATCTGGTCACTGTAATGATCCCAATACTGGCTATTTCTTTCGTTTCCGTCATAATAATAATCTATAATTTTCTGTAATCCATCATCTATAGACCACAGGTCCAGCTTTTTAAACAGTCCCATTGCTCTATCCCTCCTCGTTAAATGTTAATATGCCTGTCTCTCAAGCCATTTCAAAGCATCTGCTACCTTATCCGCTCTATACGCTACAATGTCAAAGTCATCCCGATACAAGGCTGCTTCTACACGTGTCAGAAAGCACGCCAGTTCTTCGTCAGTCATCTTTCTAATGCGATCCGCGTTTTTCATGTGCTTCTCCTTCCGAAAAT